TGGACCCCCCCACGCTGAACAGGAGGCGTGCCTTGGCGGCGTGAAAACCAGAAGTGTGAAGACAAAGTGGAGGAGTGGGTCACCTCGGGCCCACGTCAGCGGCTACAACCTGGTGGAGCCATCGTCGTTGTGATGACCCGTTGGTCACCAAGAGATTTGACGGCTCAGGTAATGAAGTCAGCGGCGCAGCGAGGCGGGGACGAGTGGAAGGTCATTGAGTTTCCAGCGATATTGCCTAGTGGCAAGCCCTTGTGGCCCGAGTTTTGGAGCTTAAAAGAATTAGAAGCCCTGCATACCGAGTTGCCCAACAGCAAGTGGATGGCGCAGTACATGCAGCAGCCCACATCAGATAGCTCGGCGATAGTCAAGAGAGAATGGTGGAAGGAATGGGAAGGGGAGCGACCGCCAGTCTGTGAGTATATAATTCAGTCATGGGATACGGCGCACGAGAAAAAGACAGTAAATGACTTCTCTACTTGTACAACGTGGGGTGTCTTCTATAATGAAGAGGACCACGACCTACCAAATATCATCTTGTTGGACGCCTATAAAGAGCGGTTGGAGTTTCCGGAACTCAAGGCAAAAGCGTATGAAAAGTATCAAGAGTATGAGCCGGACTCGCTCATTGTCGAGAAAAAGGCGGCGGGGGCCCCTCTTATTCAAGAGTTACGCAGGATGGGCATCCCCGTTGGTGAGTTCAGCCCTGGTAAGGGCCAGGATAAGATATCGAGGTTAAATTCAGTTGCGGATTTCTTTGCATCTGGTAAAGTATGGGCTCCAGCTACACGCTGGGCAGAAGAGTTGATAGACGAGGTAGCGGCGTTCCCTGCGGGCGAACACGATGACTTGGTGGACTCAATGACATTAGCGCTAATGCGATTTAGGCAAGGTGGGTTCTTAAGACTCCCTTCCGATGAACCAGATGATATTAAATGGTTTAAATCCAAAAGAGGCGCTGGGTATTACAACGTTTAAGGACAAACGACATGGCGATGGAAAAAGGCATTTATCAAGCCCCGATGGGTATAGAAGACACAGAAGAACCTGCGTTGGAGATTGAGATTTTAGAACCCGGCGAGCTTGGCATTACTGCTGATGGTATTGAGCCAGAAGAAGAGGGTGACGATAAGTTTAATGAAAACTTAGCAGAAGATATGGACGACGGTGAACTGCAGTCCATTGCTAGTGAACTCATTGGTTTGTTTGATGCAGACGTTGCTGCACGTAAGGATTGGTCAGATACCTATGTCGACGGACTTAAATTGCTTGGACTCAAATACGAAGAAACAACTGAGCCATGGGCAGGCGCATGTGGCGTTTATCACCCTATGCTTGCTGAAGCTGTTGTTAAATTTCAGTCGGAAGCAATTATGGAGACGTTCCCAGCGATGGGCCCTGTCAAAACAAAAATTATCGGTAAAGAGACTCAGAAGAAAAAAGAAGCGTCTATCCGTGTCCAAGAGGATATGAACTACCGCTTGACGGAGCAAATGAGTGAGTACCGTCCAGAGCAAGAAAAATTATTATGGAATTTGCCATTAGCAGGTTCAGCATTTAAGAAAGTCTACTTTGACCCAAGCTTAGGCCGTCAAGTAGCAATGTTTATTCCAGCAGAAGATTTGGTTGTTCCTTACGGCGCATCCAGTTTAGAGACAGCTGAGCGTATTAGTCACGTAATGCGCAAAACGAAGAATGATGTAAAGAAATTACAAGCTGCTGGGTTCTGGAAAGATATTGACCTTGGTGAGCCAACAAACGTAATGGACGACATCGAGAAGCGCAAAGCTGAAGAGCAGGGCTTCTCTGCAACGACTGATAATCGGTTCAGAATTATTGAGATGCACGTCGACTACGACCTGCCTGGGCACGAAGATGAGGCAGGAATTGCACTACCTTACATCATTACCATAGAAAAGAGCACCGCAAGAGTGCTAGCTATCCGTCGTAACTGGTACGAAGGCGATACACTTAAATTGAAACGTACACACTTTGTGCACTACCAATACGTACCGGGATTTGGATTCTATGGATATGGACTTATACATCTTATTGGAGGTTACGCTCGTAGCGCTACTTCTATTATTCGGCAACTTGTCGACGCAGGGACACTCAGCAATTTACCGGGCGGCCTCAAAGCACGAGGCTTACGGGTCAAAGGAGATGACACACCAATCTCCCCAGGAGAGTTTAGAGACGTAGATGTACCTGGTGGCACTATTAAGGACAACATTATGTTGTTGCCTTACAAAGAGCCAAGCCAGACATTGATGGCATTGTTTAACCAAATCGTTCAGGAAGGCCGTTCATTTGTTTCCGCCGGAGACCTACAGGTATCTGATATGGGTGGTAATGCACCTGTTGGAACTACTTTGGCTATTTTGGAGCGCACGCTCAAGGTAATGTCGGCGATTCAAGCTCGTTTGCACTACTCAATGAAGGTTGAGTTCAATCTTCTTAAAACAATTATTGCAGATTACACAGATGAAGACTATGAGTATGAGCCTGAAGAAGGTTCGGCAGCGGCGAAGAAAAGTGACTACGATGACGTGGAGGTACTCCCGGTCAGTGACCCTAATGCGTCTACGATGGCGCAAAAGATTGTTCAGTACCAAGCAGTACTTCAATTGGCTCAGAGTGCGCCTCAGCTATACAACCTCCCGCTCTTACATCGTCAGATGATTGAGGTGTTAGGTATTAAGAACGCACAAAAACTTGTACCGATGGCAGATGACCAGAAGCCACAAGACCCGGTCACCGAGAACCAAAACATTCTCATGATGAAGCCAGTCAAAGCGTTTAGCTACCAAGACCATGAAGCGCACATCACCGTGCATATGGCTGCAATGCAAGACCCTAAGATTGTCGCACTACTCCAGAACAATCCGATGGCACAGCAACTGCAACAGCAGATGATGGCGCACGTCAATGAGCATATTGGGTTCCAGTATCGCATCGAGATTGAGAAGCAAATGGGTATGCCGTTGCCTCCACAACAAGTTGATGAGATGGGTGAAGAGCAGAATATTGGTATGGACCCACAAGTTGAAGCTCAACTTGCTCCGATGGTTGCCCAAGCTGCTCAGAAACTGTTAATGCAGAATCAACAACAAGCTAAGGCTGCTCAGGCCGCACAACAAGCTGCTGACCCACTGATTCAAATGCAACAGCAAGAACTCCAGCTTAAAGCTCAAGAGCAACAACGCAAGACCGCTAAAGACTTGGTTGATGCACAGCTGAAGATGAAGCAGCTCGAGATTGAGCAAGAGCGCATCCAGTCACAAGCTAAGATTGCCGCTGGTCAGATGATTGCTAACGCAGGTATGAGCCAACAGAAGTTAAAAGCTCAAAGTATTCACCGAGGAGGCGAGATATTTGCTAAAGCCTTAGAGAAAAAAGCTGAGATGAAGCATCAGAAAGAGCAACAGTTAGATAACCAGGCGCATCAGCGCATGTCCACTAACCAACAATCTAAGAAAAAGGAAACTAAAGAGTGACCGAATACCAATACCTAGCCCAAGAACTTGAGAAAGAGATTGGAGCTAGAGCCGACGCTATCGCTGACGGTAGCTGCAAAACGTATGACCAGTATCAAAATGCAGTAGGGATTATCCGTGGTCTTGCCCTCGCTGTAGATTTAATCAAAGACCGTGAGCAAAAACTAAAGGCCTCAGATGAGTGAAATTATCATTAGCGACGCTTTAGGGAATTTATCCAAACTCCCAGAGAAAGTCGAAGATAAAGCAACACAACTTCCAAAACCTGCTGGCTACCATATTTTGTGTATGGTCCCACAAGTCGAAAAAGAGTAGGACAGCGGGCTAATTAAGTCTGCCATTACACAACAACATGAGGAAATCTTGACACCCGTGCTGTTTGTTATGGACATCGGACCTGATGCCTATTTGGATAAGGAACGTTTTCCAAATGGACCGCTTTGTAAGATTGGTGACTTTGTATTGATTCGTCCTAATTCTGGTTCAAGCCTTAAGATGCATGGCCGTGAGTTCCGAATTATTAATGAGGACTCAGTT